TGCATTCTGAATATTATTTACAGGCACTGAGAATCCACTTCCAGTACCCCCTATTGTAGAGGTAGCAGCGCTCAAAGAGTTGCCCACAAGATATAAAAATCCTGGGTTTACTAAAGTCACTGCAGTTACTGCGCCACCTGATACGGTTATTGTAGCTGTGCCATTTGAGCCATCACCGCCTGTTAACGCCACATTCTCATATGTACCGTTGGTATAACCAGAACCGCCTACAATCGTGCCAAAACCAGATAAGCCACCCTGTACAATCGTAACGGGGTAGTAGTAATAATGCAGTTCAGTTTGGTAACTATCATCTGGAGTTGGACCAATAATATAGGTATAGGGTAAAAACTGAGCGTAATACCTAGGGGTGCCAGTATCAGTAGGACTTGGGTATGCTTCACGGATAAAGTTAACGTCTTTATCAATTAAAAATTGCTGACTTCCGTCTGCCAATACGACCGCTAAAGAAAAAGATGCCAAATAGTCCTCGGGAAGGGCTAAGTACTTATCTCCGCTGGTAAAAGTACCAATGACGTTTTTACGGATAGCAGGTATCGCAACAGCGTTATAAATACGCTCTTCGCACAACTGTACAAAGTTAGGAATGTTCTGAACAAATAACTGTTCATTTGACTCCGTATACGCTTGTATAGCTTCAGATAGCTGCTGGAAGTTCATTATGCCATCGGTCCTCTAGCCATTACACCCTTAGTTGCTGCGCCAGTACCACGAATCTTCATCTCACCATGCTTGTTAATTGGTTGATCGTTGTTCTTGGTATATCCGCCTACAGACATATTTACCTGATCTACGCCATTGCCTGGCTTAGTAACAGCAGATTTTACTGTAGTTATTTTCTTACCATCCATTGTGTGCGGTGCAGCATAAACCTCAGCAGGTCCTACTTCCTTGCCGCCTTTTTTCATAGAAAATTTAGCCATGATTAACCTTTCTTTTGAGCAGCAATCTTTGCAAGACCACGACCCATTTTTTTCATATCTGCATTGGTTTTGCCGCCTTTAGAGCCGCTGTGTTTTGGACCTTTTTCAATAGCTACTGTTGGACCTGAATTACCTAAGTTTTTACCTTTGGTTTTGCCCTGTTTGGTAATGCCATCTGCGCCTGATTTATACATTTTTAACTCCTTAAGTTGTCGTTACCGTTACTGTACCAACAATTACTTGTTGTACCAAGTCATTTGGGGTTAATCCTGCATCGGGTCCCCTACTGCCGCCTACAGGGTTCCAACCCCATTGTATTACTCTACTACCCATTTCTGGACTACCAAATCCATTTGGGCCAATGCCCGTCTGGTTAATCTGCAAGCCGCTTTGCCCTGATACTAAATAACTTACGTCTGGTCTTGGCTCCCGCACTGCCTGTGGGTCGTTTACTGGGTACAAGCCTAATGACAATTGTGGCTGATCTGGATCCCAACACGCCGGGCAAACCTTAACTTGATACGGTTTTGTCTTTAATATCTGTGTCCTTAATTCTGTAAGTTTATACCGTTGCGCACATCTATCGCACTCAGCAATTGCATACTTACCTGAAGCAAATCTATTTGGCATATCATTTATCTATAGTAAAACGAGTTACGTGGCACAAACCGAACAGGGGCTTTTTCCCGGTCTTCTTGCTCTGCTAGTGTCCACTGTTGTTCATAGTCAGATTTAAGCATCATAATTCTATTAGGATCAACCCCAGGCATCTTGGTGCTTAACTGATAAGCTAAACCCGCTACCATGCAGGGAATAAAGCGAAACGGAATATCCTGAGTCCTGATACCCCCGCCTGCGTCTTGAATCCGTCTCATTCTGTAATACACAAACGTGTACTGAGTTCCCGGCGGGTTAGGGGTAGGCCAGACATTAATACAAGGCAAATTGTTAGTATATACCTCTGCAGCCGTTAAGTGGCTTACCGCTGTTGTGCCGTTTTGACCACGCCAAGCGTTTAGGATCTGATTCCCTACAATGTTTTGATAGCCAATAGTCTCATTATCAATATTAATAAAGCCCTGAGTAGGTAAATATGTTGCGTTAACTAAAGTAATGGTTGTGTCAGTTGCGGTTATAGCCCCATTTAAAGCAGCTTGTGGGGCGTTTGCAACATTGCCTGACTGTCGGTTAACCCAGACTTGAATAGGACGCCCTGTAGCGTTTTTATTAGGAATAGTGATGTATGTAGATTCGCTAATACGACTAATATTAATGTCAATCTGATTATTACCTTGACCGTTATTAGTACGCACCACAGTATCCAAAAGGTCAATCGTATCTACAGGAATAGGGTAAATAGCCTGTCCTGTGTTCATTAGAATCTGTCCTTGCTCAACCGTCCAAAGGTTAATACCCCGGTTTGCCCACTCAATAGTAAGCAGGTTCAAAGACCGCCGTGCGGTACGGAAGTCATATCCAGAACGAACTTCAAGACCACAACGTTCAAACGCCTCTTCAATGAGGTCGTTCATGTCTAGGTTAAAGGCGGTAGTCCCTGTAGTAGTCATATCTTCCTATACGGTTTTACTTTTGCTTTTACCTTTGGTGGCTGGGGCACGAACTGCTTTCCCTGTGCTTTTCCGGCCCGTTTTGCTCGTGTTGTTGCTGCGTACTCCTGCGGGCTTAAGGCTTCGATTGCTTTCTTGGGTAGGTACCTTTCGCCGGTTTCGGACGACTTTTTCCCCGACTTGGTTGTCCACTTCTGGTCTCCCCAAGCTTTTAAAGAACGTTGCGATTTTGCCAATCCACTCATTTATACCCACCGCCAGCCGCCTTATATCGTTTAGCCATCAACTGAGCTTTACGGGCTGACCATTGACCAGCACCAGTACCTTGCACAGCAGCAGCTTTAATGCTATTAAAAATCCGTTTACGCAAACCCGGTTTAGTGTAGTTACCTGCCTCGTTTACCTTGGACTTACCGCCTTCGGCGTACTTGGCTGTCTTAGCTGCATTGGCAAAATCACTTTTCTTAGGTGCTCCTTTAGCTCCAACACTACGCATCTTCTCACCAGACCCCGCAGCTATCCTGCGTTTCTTGGCAGCGATATTGGCATAAAGTCCACCACCCGCAAACATTTCCACGTCTTCTGGATTGTCTTTGCGCTTGATGGTTTTCTTTCCAGGCATCTTAGAAGGAGCTATAGCGCCCATTCCTCGGCTGGCTCTCATACCATTCTGCCTTTGGTTTTACCACGCTGGGCTATGCCATCACCACGACTAGAAGCTGAAGATACAGAACCACCAGATTTGTAGCTAGTAATACCAGCTTTTTCTCTCATAGACTTAAATAACGCTCCAAGATTTTTATATCCTTTAGTGCCTTTAAAAAAGGAAGGTTCTTCTTTCTTTGCCTCTGCTTTTGGAGTTGCTTTAGGTTCCGCTTTGGGTTCTGCTTTGGGCTGAGGTTTTGGAGCAGCTTTTTTAACTTTTGGAGCTTCTCTGGTTTCAATCTCAGGAGCAGGTCTTTGCATTTCCTCAACATAGTCTTGTGCGCGGGCACGGGTCATGTCATCAATCTGGGGGTTTTGCCCCATTTTGGATTCAAACTCTACTTCACCGCCATCTTCATAACGTTTCTTTTTCACTTTGCCACCCTTTTTGTAGACACCTCGTCCTTTAAGAACATCGGCCTGAGTTACTTCACCGTCATTATTTAAATCAGGGAATGATTTAGCCATGTTAGCAAGCCCTCCCACCTTTAGCCATCTTAATCATCTTGCCTTTGGTCTTGCCTTTGACTTCAATACCACCACCTTTAGCCATACCATGCAAACGCTTTTCATGCCCTTTAACAGCTTTAGCAGCAACCTTCTTCATCATGGGTTTATCTTTTGCAATATCAGAATGAACTTTACCGCCTTTTTTGTAATCACTATCCTCATTAGGGGCTTCATATTTTTTACGCCCCATACTAGAAAGCCCTTTTCCTATACCAGCTCCCAAACCAGCCGCCATTTGCCCGGCATTTAATCCAGAGCTTGCCGCTTTCCCTAAACCACTTAATACATCTTGTCTTTTTAACTTTTTACCAACATCGGCACCCATACCAGCCACTTCACCGCCTATGTCAAATTTACGCATTTTCTTTTTCATAGTTCCACCACTCCCAAATTTTTTGCCTTTATCGGCGGTTAAAAACTCCTGCCCGACTTTAGCAGGGATCCCTACTTTCTTAGCAAAACCAGGGTTTTTAGCCACGGCCGCCATAAAATTATGTTGCTTCTTACTTACGCTTGGCACGATTAATCCATCCTTGAACTGTTTTGGTTTCGTAAATACGAATGCCTGTCCAAATAATAGTAAACAACGCTGCTATCGCAGGCAACATATCCATAAGGGCTCCTAATACTGTCACCAAAGATAGCCCGTCTAAAACGTGTTTGGTGCCCTCAGTTAAATGATCTTTCATACCATCTTCCCTTTAGTCTTACCTTTAATAGCACAGCCATCAGCACGTTTGGAAGCGGACGATACTTTTACCTTACCACCTTTTTTCATACCAACTTCCGCTTGAGCCTGTTGTTTGGTTTTTCTACCCGCAGCAACTTCAGCTTCCAAAGCTCTAATCTTTTCGTCTTGGGATTTACCAGCA